ATTTTAGGTGGTACAGGATATAGAAAAGGGGCTTGTCCTTCTTCAAGATACCCATCGGCTACAGGTCAAGGTATGTTTAAACAAATCACAATTGACCAAAACACAGTTGATTACGCTAACACTGACTATTACGCATATTTGTTGGGTATGGAAAGTATGTCAAATCCTGAATCCATTAATATTAATGTGTTTGTAACTCCGGGTATTGACTATCATAATAACGCTCTTTTAGTTAACAAAGCAATTAACATCGTAGAATTTGATAGAGCTGACTCGATTTATCTTGTAACAACTCCTGACTGGGAAATGTTTACACCTAACACAAATGATTCTGCTGAACAAATATTACCACAATCTGCGGTAGATAACTTGATTAATTCAAATATTGATTCGAATTATACTGCTACTTACTACCCTTGGGTATTAACAAGAGATACTGTAAATAATACACAGATTTATCTTCCACCAACTGCGGAGGTTACAAGAAACTTGGCACTTACAGATAATGTTGCATTCCCTTGGTTCGCAACTGCAGGTTATACAAGAGGTCTTGTTAATTCAGTTAAAGCAAGAAAGAAACTTTCACAAGAAGATAGAGATGTCCTTTACGAAGGAAGAATCAATCCAATTGCAACTTTCTCTGATGTTGGAACTGTGATTTGGGGTAATAAAACTTTACAAATCGCTCAATCGGCACTTGATAGAATCAACGTAAGAAGATTGTTATTACAAGCACGTAAGTTGATTTCAGCGGTTTCTGTAAGATTACTATTTGAACAAAACGACGATGTTGTAAGACAACAATTCTTGGATTCGGTTAATCCAATCTTGGATTCAATCAGAAGAGATAGAGGTCTTTATGATTTCAGAGTAACTGTTAGAAATACACCTGAAGACTTGGATAATAATAGACTTGTCGGTTCAATTTATATTAAACCAACAAGAGCATTAGAATTCATTGACATAACATTCTACATAACTCCAACAGGAGCGTCATTCGAAAACATCTAACACATGAACAATAAAAAAACCAAAACTCAAATAAAAGAGTCCAAACCGAAACAAATAGTTATAAGTGAGGCTCAATTAGAGAGGTTGATTCAAAAATTGTCAAAATGATTAAAAAAGGGATATATAAAAGACCGGCTTCCGTATCCGAAGGGATTACGGAGGCTGGAACTCCCGACATGAAGTATTATGCTTTTGATTGGGATGATAATATTATGAACATGCCAACAAAAATTATCTTGAAAACCGATGACGGTGAAGAAGTTGGAATGTCAACTGAGGATTTTGCACATCATAGAACTATGATAGGTAAAGAAGACTTTCAATATGAGGGTGATACAATCGTAGGTTATGCGGATAACGCTTTTAGAAACTTCGTAGTTTCGGGAGATAAGAAATTTATAATAGATTCAATTACAGCACCTACCGGTCCTGCTTGGTCTGATTTCGTTGAAGCAATTAATAACGGTTCAATATTCGCAATTATTACTGCAAGGGGTCATACACCATCTGTTTTAAGAGAGGCGTGTTATAATCTGATATTATCGAACAGGGATGGTATATCCTTCACGGAACTTATTAGAAATCTTGAAAAGTATAGAGATATTGCAGGATTCGAAGGAAACCAAGATAAAATGGAAATACTAAACGAGTATCTTGATTTATGTAGATTTTATCCTGTGGCGTATGGTGAAGGTTCATCAATTAGTCCCGAAGAAGGAAAAATAAATGCAATGAAAGAATTTATGTCTTATATAAAAGAAGTCTCAAACTCAATTGGAAAAAAGGCTTTCTTAAAAAACGACGTAAGTAATAATTTCATACCCCAACCAACTTTAGGTTTTTCAGATGATGATATTAGAAATGTCGAAACTATGAAAAAACATTTTGAAAACGAACCTGATAACATTCTACAAACCTACTCAACGGCAGGAGGAATTAAAAGAAAATATTAAAAAAAATAAACTTGATAATATTTATCATAAAAAAATAAACTGAACTAAAAAATTAAATAAAATGGCTGATTTACTAATGAAAATGCCGATACCGTATGAACCTAAAAGACAGAATAGGTTTATCTTGAGATTTCCATCAAGTTTGGGTATCAATGAATGGTTTGTGGAAAGTGCAAAAAGACCATCAATAAAAATTGCTGCGACCGAGATTCAATTTCTAAATACTTCAACATACGTTGCAGGTAGATTCAATTGGGACGAAATCGGCGTTAAATTCCGTGACCCAATCGGTCCATCTGCGTCACAAGCCTTGATGGAATGGGTACGTTTGTGTGCAGAATCTGTAACAGGACGTATGGGTTATGCCGCAGGGTATAAAAAAGACATTGATTTAGAAATGTTAGACCCGACAGGTGTTGTTGTGGAAAAATGGATTCTACAAGGAACCTTCCTAACTAGTGTTGACTTCGGAGCGTTGGGATATGGTACTGATGCAATTGCGGATATTTCGGCGAATTTAAGAATGGACCGTTGTATTTTAGTATACTAATATAATAATAAACATCAAAAGGACCGTAAGGACCTTTTGATGTTTATTTTAATTTAAACTGATGTATGTTTAAATTAAAAACAAATTATGGAAGATTATCAAACATACGGACAACAGTCATTTTCCCTACCTCACGATATGGTACAGTTACCAACAGGTGGGATTTTTTATAAATCAAAAAAGAAATCTGTAAAAGTAGGATACCTTACTGCTGCGGATGAAAATATCATCTTGGGCTCACTAAATAATAGTGCGAAAGACGGTGTGGTATTATCATTACTGAGAAACAAACTGTTTGAACCCGATTTAAGACCTGAAGAATTATTAACAGGGGACATTGAAGCAATACTAATCTTTTTAAGAAACACATCGTTTGGACACGAATATAATATTTCGTTAACAGACCCGGTAACTAAAGAAAAGTTCAATCACACATTATTGTTAGATGAATTGAATATTAAAAAATGCGAACAAAAACCAAATGAACAAGGTTACTTCGAAGTCACATTACCTAAAAGTGGGTTGATTGCAAAATTAAAACCACTAAATATGTTCGATACTATGGAAATTGAAAGAATGACCAACGAATACCCTCAAGGTAGAGTGGCCCCAAAAGTATCTTGGAGATTAAATAAACAAATAATAGCACTAAACGATAACGAAGATAGAGGATTCATTTCTCAAACAGTAGAAACGTTACCAATTGGGGATTCAAAGTTCATAAGAAATTTCTTGAACGAAAACGAACCAAGTTTAGATTTAAAAAGAGTAGCAATAGCCCCGTCAGGAGAAAAGGTTGAGTTTGACATCACCTTCGGGGTGGACTTTTTTCGGCCATTCTTCTGATTACACCAAGACTTTAATAGACCAATTTTATTATTTAGCGAAGTACATTAACACATCATATAGTGATTTTCTCATATTGCCTTCTTATATGAGAAGATATCTATTGGATAAGATTGTGGAGGATAACACACCTAAAAACAGATAGGTGTGGTATTTATCTAAAAACATTATATTATGATGCAAACTGATGGAGAAATTAAAACCCCTGAATCAAACAAAGCGCCTGAGTCCGGCAGTATTTACAACCTTAAGGGTTTAGGTGAAGAAGCCGTGGGTGCTGGAAAGCGAGTTGCCGATATACTCGCACCGATGGCTCAACTTGAGGCGTCCGGAGAACAATTAGCTGAGACTTTCGGATTTGCGGGTGATAGAGTTATTGAAATGGAAAACCAAATCAATAAATCTGCTACAAGTATTCTCGGACTCTCAAAGAACGCCATGACATATGAGGCGTCAATGAAGAGGGCCGGAGACATTGTTAAAGAAGTATCTATCATCACTAATAGAAATGTAGTTGCCTCTTCTGAAGTAATTAAGAGTTTAGAACTTACTGCAGAAGCAACAGGTGTATCGACAAAAGATTTAGCACAGAATTTTACAGATGCAGGGTTTCAACTAACCGATGTCTCAACACAAATGGAAACCGCGGCTAAAGTGGCTCAAAAGTTAGGGGTTAATGTTGGTGCCGTAACAAAAGGGGTATCAGATAATCTAAAAAATCTTAATACATTTAATTTTCAGGGAGGTATTGAAGGATTGGCGAAAATGGTTGCAAAATCCGCAGTATTGGGGGTTAATATGCAAAATGTCTTTAATATGGCAGAGAAGGCGTTTGACCCCGAACAAGCAATTGAATTGGCGGCTTCAATGCAAAGGTTAGGGGTTGCAAGTTCAGATTTGTTAGACCCACTTAAAATTATGGATTTAGGTCAAAACAATCCTGATGAGTTAATGAAACAAATGGTTAACGTAACCAAAGGTTTAACAAAAATAGATGAAGTCTCAGGTAAAGTCAGTATCTTACCAGGCGAACAAGGAAGAATGAGAGAATTGGCGAAGGCTATGGATATGTCGGTTTCCGAATTATCCAAAATGGCCATTAAGTCAGGAGAATTGGAATTCAAAATGAAAAAAATCGCATTCCCTAAAATGGATGTACCAATGACCGAAGAAGACAGAGAAATGATTGCGAATTTGGCTCAATTTAGTGAAACAAAAACAGGTAAAGGATTTGCGGTTACAGTAGAAAGTGGAGAACAAAAGTTAGTAAGTGAATTAAATCCTGATGATGTTAAGTTCTTAAAAGAACAGGCCACACCCAAAACATTAGAAGAAATTGCACAAGACCAATTGACGGTAAGTCAAAAAATGTTAAAAACGATGGAACTAATGGCTTCCGCTCCGAGAAGTGGATTGGCTAGAGGGGAGAAGGGGCAGGAACTCAGAAGAAGTCTGGACGTAAAGACTAGTGCAGCAAAAGAAGTGGCATTTAAAAAAGATGAAAATAAGGAAGATTTTCACGATAGCATGGCTAAACAAATGAATGAAGCAGCTGGCACCATGTTTACTGATTTACCAAAATCATTATTTAAGGTGATTCAAGATGCGATACCTAAAGATGGAGAAGCGTTCGACCCAGATAAACTTGAAACTGCGTTGAAGGAAGTCATGACTAAAACGGGCACTGAATTAAAGGATAATTTGAAAAGGGTCGGTACTTCATATGTTAAGTTAGCGGGTGATATTGCAACACAAGCGTTAGCCGCCGAAGCTAAATCCAAAGTCAAAGGAGTCGGAGCACTAGTTACTAACGCAACAACACCCCCAACCACAACCCCCGCACCAAGTTTAAATTGGCACGAGACTTTAGATGCTTCTATGGAGGAGTACAAAAATTCTATGAACTCTCAAACAATCACAACGCCAACTGAAAAAACACCGGAACAAATTAAGGAAGACGAAAACAAAAAACAAACGGAGATTATTGAAGAAATGATAACCGCCGCTTTACAACCAAAAGAAACACCAGGATTAAATATGTCACCCGTTATTGATAACGGTATCGCTCAAACTGATAGGTTAATACAAAGAGTAGACTTATTAATCGATGCGGTTAAAGAGTCAAAGTTCGTAATTGATTATGATAAATTAAAACTACAAGAAAAAGGAGACGAAAACTACACTTCAATTTTTGAACCTATAGTAAATAAATTAAATGAATTTGTTTTAGCCCAAGAAAAAATAATCGGTTTTAAACCACCTGAACCAACAATATCAGAAAACAAAGAAATTAAAACAAATGAAATTATAAAAGAAAAAGAGTTTGTTGAAGTTAAG